ATGCTGACTAAACAATGGCGATCCGACCTTAAGTCTACGATATATTCAAAAAGTCAAGAGCTAATCTCTCGTTGAGAGGCAACTTTTTCTATAGACAAAAGACAGGAATTTGACCAACTGCAATCCCAGCTTTCTACACTTTCTCCTTCAGCAAAAACCAGTTTAAAAACTTTAGTATCCAATTCAAAATTACAATCTAAAGTCCATCTTCCTCAGAGAGATCAATTATTGGCTGAGATTACGGCTTATTCTTATCTTTCTCCAGAACAAAGACCATATCAAGTATGAGATTTCTATCTTGAACCTGCTTATAATTCTATTTTTCACTGTATTTATCTCAATCATCAGGAGAAAATTTGTATTATTGCCTATAGAGGAACTGATTTTAAAAATAAATCGGATCTTATTTCTGATGCTCAGATCATTCTATGAGTCAATGCAATTGATCCGAGGGTGACAGGAAGTTTAACGCTCTTTGATCAGCTCAGAAAAACCCATGGAAACTATCAAAAATGGATATGCGGACATTCGCTTGGAGGTACTTTATGTTATATCGTAGCAAAACATAGAGAGGTAGATTATTGTTGTACTTTTAATCCTGGTTCTGCTCCCAATAAAATCTTTATCCTAATGCTCAAAGACACACTTCTCAAAGCTCCTCGAACTACAACAATTCATACTTATAAGATTCTTTGAGATCCAGTTTCGCTCTTTAGTTATGTGGGAGAGACGGTGAGTTTTTTTGTGCCGAGTATGAGTGTGATGAAATTGCATAGTATGGATAATTTTTTCTCTATTCCGTCTTGAAAATAAAAAAGGCTGAGAAATCTGATTTCAGTCTTTTTTTGTTATTGATAAGTTTAGGAAATTATCGTTCAGAAGTATACAAAAGGTGAAAGTCTTTTTCTTTTTTGACTCTTTCTATATCAGCTCAGGCAAAATAATAGACTCGATCTTTATCGTCTCAAATAAAATAGGGATACTCTTTTCCTCCATTTCGAATAATTGCATTTTTGAATTCTCAACGATATTTGATATGAGAGTTTTTCCCTGTAGGATATCAAAATCCACTAAAATGATTTTGCTGATAAAGATTTATTGTCTCTGCATCTACAGGATAGCCGATCGCAGGCAAAACGATGTATCCGCTTGTATAGGATATTGTCCCTAGGTAAGATTGAATTCCCATGTTTTGTAGAGGAATAAAATCAGGAAAATCCTTGAGGTTAAAAACAATATCAGAACCTCGAAGTGGATAAATATATGAAGTATCATACCCAACCGAGGGGCTTGGCTTCTTTAGAAATTCAGGATCTCATTCTTTCCGCTCAAAAGGATGTTCAAAATGAATAAAAGTGTTTCGATCCCTAGGTTTTTCATTGATTGGATAGATCTTCTTTTTTCGATTAAAATTTTCTATACACACTTGAGCTCTACGAAGTGGTAAGATTATTTTGTAATTCCAATAGGATTTATTAAACGGATCATTAAAATCAAAAAGTTCTTTCCAATAAAATGGATCATCCCGTACAAATTGATCATAGTGGCAAACTTTTTCAATAAGTCCATATTTCTCCAATCAAAGTCCTTGAAAGAAAAAAATATGGAGGAGGGTAAAAATAAAAGTGATCATTATACTAATCATGTCAAAAATGTAAAAAGGTTCCTTTTATTTTCAAGAGATTTATTAGAAGATTCATTATAATTCAAAATCCGCCACTAATTTTTCTCTTCTCCATCCAAATAGAGCTCATCCAAATGATAAAGCAAGTAACTCAACCCAAAAAATCCTCAAACTGCAATAACAAAGCTGATAGCTCCCATTCCAAATGCATGCCCTAGGTTGTAAATGCTATGAATAAGAAATCCTACACCTAGAGCGAGAGGATAAGCTAGATATCGACTAATCTTTTTTAACTTTAAAAGTATTAGCGCAATTGCTCCTGTTGTCAATAAATGTACCATCGTTGCAATCAGTCCTCTTCCGATCAAAAATCCTGATGAAACTTCATTTTCTCCTAATAGCATCAATATGAGAGCTAAACCATTTTCTATCAAAGCAAAAGCGAATGCAACAGACAAGCTAAGTGCCAAGAGCTGTGATATGCTTGTTTGATTTTCAGTGTTTTCTTCGTATTGAGCGAGCGAAAATTTTAATAGCTCTTCAGTATAGGCAAGGACTAAGTAATAGGGAATGAGTATAAAAACAGATCCCAGAGACTCTCAAAAGCTGATCTTACTGGTAGATCGAATCAATATTGCCAGAATACTGATTCATATCCAATTATTGAGTCAGATTTTATCCCTTTTTATCAAGCTTCGCGCTATTCGAAGAATGATAAGTATCCCCACGCACCATAGCCAAAAAAATAAACCACTTGTCCCGCCGACCGAGTCTTTTATACTTATTCGTCCCATATACCTAAAAAGTCGCTCATAACCTGCTAAGGCTCCTACTAAGCATCCAGAGAAAATCAATTGTTGTGTTTTTGAAATAGAGGTATTAGAAAAACGAGCAAAAATCTGACGAAAAAACCGCGTTCGAAAAAGCGTTATTATGAACAGTACTGTTAAAAGTCATAAGATCTGCACAATCGCCAGTTTAGCAAATAAAGAAAAATTTAGTGAATGTTGAGCTTTCGCTGCTGTAAAAGCCACTCAGCAACGAGCTCTCCAGTTCCATTACGAGTAATTACAAACAGTTCCTGAGATGTTGATCCTTTAGACATTTTTGCTTTAAATCCAGTAACTGTCGGATATGAAATCGTGAAACGAAGCTCAGAGGAGGCTTTCTGTTGTCTGTGGATTCTCCCTGGGATGATACGGGCAATTTCAGGATTTTGCTCAATCCTACGAAGAAAATCGTGAAATTCAGGAAGGATGTGATGCTCAGTCTTTACCTTTTGAAATCCCAATTTCATCTCTCCACAATAGCAATAAAAATCTGCCTTAAACCTATGGATTTGAAAAAAAAATGCAAGTGAGATTTTCTCATCTGCTCAGCTTGAAATCTTCTATCAAATCCCTATTCTTAAAGAGAAAACCGATACTCACTAAATAACCATAGAGAAGAGTATCAATAAAATCTTAAATCTGACTTTTTATCCCTTTTTATGCTTTGATGGCAACTATGAATATTCACGAATTTGAGCTTCGCTATCTCTCATACAAGGGATTAGATTTTAGATTGGGGTTGGGGCGAGATGAGGATACTTTGATCAAGCTTGTCAAAACCTCAGATAAAGGACAATTAGAAAAGTCGGTACCAGAGACCTCTCCTGATGATTTAAAGCGCTTTACTCACGAAACCTATACTCCTTTTAAACAAGAGCTTATTGATAAATCTCGTGAGATATTTCCTCTCAAAACTTCCAAATATTCACTTGCAGATTATATTGAGAGACTCGAGTATGAACTCAAGGTAATCAGAGAAATGGGATTTAATTCATACTTTTTGATTGTATCAGATTATGTGAGATGGGCCAAGAGACAAATGATTGTAGTAGGGCCAGGAAGAGGTTCTGGAGCAGGAAGTTTGCTTGCTTGGGCGATCGAGATTACGGATGTGGATCCTATGCCCTTTGATCTACTTTTTGAGAGATTTCTCAATCCAGCAAGAATTTCAATGCCCGATTTTGATATCGACTTTGAAGATACTCAGAGACAAAATGTGATAAATTATTGTACACAAAAATATGGAGAGGAGAAAGTATGTTCAATAGGTACTTTTATGAAAATGGCATCTAAAGCAGCTTTCAAAGATGCTGCACGTGCGGTGGGAGTACCATTCGAAAGATCAAATCAGGTTTCCAACCTTATTCCTGAAAAAGTAAGCCTAAAAAATCTGATCAAAGATTCTGCTCCTGAGTATGAGGAAGTGCAAAATATTTATGAGTCAGATGAAAAAGTAAAACAGGCATTCGATTATGCAATGTCACTTGAGGGAAATATTAGACAGTTGGGGGTGCATGCTTGTGGAATTATTATCGCTCCAGAAGCTGTTTCAACCTATTCAGCAGTGCAATATGCAAAGGAAAATGACCATACGCTTGTTAGTCAGTATGATGGACCGACACTAGAACAGATTGGTCTTTTGAAGATGGATTTTCTTGGATTGAGAAATCTCTCTATCATCAAAAACTGTATCAAAATCATTAAGAACAGATATGAAAAGGCGGGGAAAGAATTGCCTGAGATGTTTGTTCATTTTCTCAAGACAACTTCATTTCAGCCTGATATTACGGATGAGTTTACCTATGATACGATTTTCAAGGCGGGAGAGACAACAGGAATTTTCCAGTTCGAATCGCAAGGGATGAGAAAATTCCTTATCCAGCTCGAACCAAACTCTATCAATGATCTGGTAGCGATGAATGCTCTTTATCGTCCTGGGCCAATGGAATTTATTCCGAGATACATTGAGAGAAAACAAGGTCGTGAACCAGTAACCTATATGACAGATGAACTCAGAGCCGAGTTGACTAGAAAATATAGTGCTGAAGTCGCAGAAGAAGAAAATCAAAAACTGATTCAGGATCTTAGTCCTATTATGTCTTTGACTTATGGAATTGCTATCTATCAGGAGCAGCTAATGTTTCTGGTGCAAGCAATGGCAGGATTTTCGCTTGGTGAGGCAGATATGCTCAGAAGAGGAATCGGGAAAAAGAAAAAAGAAGTAATCGAACAGCTTAAGAAAGAGTTTGTTCAGAGAGGACAAACTTTTAGAGGCTATAAACCAGAGACAACAACTTCGATTTATGAAAAAATGATTGAGCCTGCTGCTTCATACTCTTTCAATAAGTCGCATTCGGTATGTTATGCGATGATTGCCTATCAAACAGCTTATCTCAAGGCGCATTTCCCTCTAGAGTTTAGTGCGGCACTTATCAGATCGGTAGAGGAAGATATCGATACACAGAGTTTTTATATTTCAGAGATCCAAAATTCTGGAATTAGAGTACTTCCTCCTCATATCAACGAATCGTTTAATCATGTGGCTGCGATCGATGAAGATGTCAGACTTTGATTCTTTTCAGTAAAGGGGGTAGGATCTGAAATCTGAGAAACGATCCAGCAAGAAAGGGTCCAAAATGGGAAATTCTCATCACTTGAAGATTTTCTCAAAAGATGTTCAAGTATTGTCAATAAAAAATCGCTTGAAAGCTTAATCAAGGCAGGAGCTTTGGATGGTTTTTGAGATAGAAAAATGCTTCTGGAAAATATCCAGGTAATGATCGATTGGAGTAAAAATATCTCTAATGCTGATTTTTGACTCTTTTGACCTGTGGGATTGGATACTACTATCCAGCTTAAAGCCATTGATGAACCTTCGACTCCTATGGAGAGGTTGATGATGGAGCAGGATGTTTTAAAATCTTTTCTTTCAGGGAATCCTCTCGATGGTTTCTACCTTCATATCAAAAAAGGATCTTTTCTCAATCAGGTTAAAGAAGCAGAATCTTTTCCAAAATTTATTGTGATTGGATATATTAAAGAAATCCAGAGAGCAAAGAAAAAAGGATTTTTTATTAAGATTGAAGATATTTCAGGAGATTGGGAATTTTTTACCAAAGATGTACTCAATTTCCAGAAGTTTGATCTTATCATTCTTTATGGAAGTAAAAGTAACGGTAGAGTCTATATTGATAAACTTGTTAAAACTTCATATGAGAAGCTCAAAAAGTTGGCAGGGGGAAGGTTTGATCCAGAGCGAACTGTTGTAAGAGCTAAGAAAGAGAGATATGGAGATATCAAAAAGCAAGAGCTTGAAAGAATAAAGGCAGAAATTCAGAATCCAGTTGTAGAGAAAAAACAAGATATTGAGATTTCTTCTGATGATTTTGAAGAAAACCCAGCAGAGCTTTTGGATGAAGTTTTGCCTTCTGATTATGAAGAAGAAATAATCGAGAATGAAGATTCTTTTGCTCAAGAGGATGAAATCATAATAGAAGAAAATGAAAATTCTGAATTTGAATTAGATGCTTCTTCAGAGCAGGAGGTTCTAGAAGATCAAGAATGAACTTCTTGAGAGCAGAAACTTTCCCGAGATTTGCCGGAATCTCTTGATCAAATTCAAAAACTTATCACAATTATCAAGGTTCATCAAGGTTCGATAGAAATTACTTTGGGTGGAAAATCTTATAAGATATCTGAACAAGGACTGCAGGAGATACAAGATCTCTTGGGATAGGCTAGTTAAGGTGCTGATAGTTATAATGTAAAGAAATAAAAAAAACTGATCTCAGATTGAGGTCAGTCTTTTTTATCTATTTTATAGTTATTATTCTGCCTTATTTGTTGCTAGAAGTCTGTATCCTGCATAAGCAAGCACACTGATTGCTACGATAAGCATCATATCTTCTACTGGTCCAACCTTTGGAACAGCCTTGATTTCTGCCTTTGGTTCAGATTCTGTTCTTGCATTAAGTTCGTATCTAATTTCCTTTCCTTTTTCATCTCTAGGAATAAAGTTGAAGATCAATTCTTGATCAGACTCCTTTGCTTGATATTCAAACTTTTCTTGAGTCATAGGAACTGTTGCAAGTTTTTTGAATTCATTAAGTTCCTTATCAAAAATCTGAATTTCAACATTTGCAGATGCAGCAAGTGCCTTCCAAGTAAGTATAACTTTATTTCCTTCTGTTACGGTATGAGAAATGCTAGCAAGTCTCATATCAGCTCCTGCAGCTCCATGTTCCTCATCAGCTTCTGAAGATTCTGATGGAGTATCACCGGCTCTGCCAAAAGTCTTACAAGCATCACCTTCTGCATATTTTTCATCAGCAAAATTGAAACAAAATTCCTTTGAATGAGATCCTTCTTGCACATTATCATCTGTAGGAACTACTACACCATAATAATTTGTTGCCTCCTCAAAATTTGCAGAGCTCAACTTAAGACTAACTTCTGAAGCCGCCTTATCATCTGCTGAAAGAAGATGCTTTGTCTCATCAAAATCTGTAAGTGTCAACTCTCCAGATGCTGTCTTATAAGAAGAGATAGGCTTTTTAGAGATAAGGATTGAGTATTCCTCAACTTCTACATCACTTGCATCCTTAAGCAAAGGTGAAGCAATAAGGAAATCCTTTGTCTTAGAATCTCCAGATCCATTTTGAAATCCCTTAACAGTTACATTTTGAGTTTCGGTGTATCCAAAAGTAAGATTTTTCCCTCTCAATGCATTATCTAGATTGAGTACAGGAGTGGCAGCATAGGTTGCAGCCTGAGAGGCGAGCGTGATCAAAGCTGCCAAAGCAAGGTGTTTTTTCATTTGTATAAATACTAATAAAAATAAATTACACCTAATTATAATCGAAATAAAAATAAATACAAAAAAAATCAGACTTTTTTTCTCTTGTTTTTTTTAAGGCTTTCAATATAGTGGAAATGCTGCTCTGGTCGTTCAGTGGATAGGACACAATCCTGCGAAGATTGTAACCCCGGTTCGACTCCGGGTCAGGGCAATTTGAAGAAGTCATTATGCTAGCCTATTTCTTTGTAGAAATAGGCTTTTTCGTATGTTCAATACTGAGTGTTGCAAGCCTATAGCAAAAATTAACGAGGGCTTACACAGTACTATCTGAGATATATGACAGTGCTGTGGTGAAAGGAAGTAAGCCCCCTTTCATAACAGTGCTATCATATAACTCAGGTTTTTCTTTTCTTCGCTAAGTCTACCGAACAGGTAGCCTCCTAAGATAAAGGAGATAGGCAATAAAACAAAATCTGATTGTATGATATGCAGTCAGATTTATTTCTTTATGGGCGATCTTATGATTAAACCACTATTTTTCTTGTTGCTTGTATTTTACTTTATACATAACCCTGTAATAGGGGGAATAGTGCTTATTCCACGAACGATTGCTACATTAAGAAAAATGCAGCAAAAACAAAATTTTAAAAGAAAATTCATTTTTATTAGATAATTTAAGAAAAATGAAAACTTCAAAAATTAAGCTCCTCCTTGAAAAAGGAGGAATGAGATGCCTAGAGGCATCTATCTCCGTTGTGGAGAATACTCTTGATGAGAATTACAAGCTCATCAAGAGCGAGAAGGTGGAAGACCTTCATGCGATCCATTTTAATTATGAATGGATCAATAGAGAGAGGACAAACTTATTCTACGAAGTCTCTCAATGGGAGAAGCTGTTTAAGGAGCTCTGCTCCAAATTTTGAGGCAAGGAAATTAGGGCAAACATCTTTGCCTGTGTTCTTCCTGTAAGAGAGGAAGTGAAGCAAGCAGTAAAAACTGCTTGTGAGGAGCTTCAGAAGAAGCTCAATTTAGAGGCTTCTGAATAGTCATTTTTATTTTGCAGTAGGTAAAAAATGAAGCCAACCTTTGTGTTATGCAAGGATTGGATCAATTACACGAACGAGATGAGCAATGAGGATCGTTGAATACTCCTCAATGCTATCATGCAGTATCAGAATTGATCCAATCCTTGAGACTTGCCGTATGCCGTAAAAATCGTTTTCGCTCATATTAAAAATTTCTTCATAGAACAAGATAAAAAATATGAAGAAATTAAAGAAAAAAGAAGTGAAAGCGGAAAGAAATGAGGCAGACCGACTGCAGAAAAAGCAAAAAAAGCAAATGCTTTTTCTGAAAAGCAAACAAAAACAAAGCAAAGCAAACAAAAGCTTACTGAAACTGATACTGATACTAATAATTCTCTCTCTAACGAGAGAGAAAATAACTCTAACGAGTTATTAGGATGAGATAATAATACTTCTCTCTTAAATAATAATATAGACACTTGACAAAAATTAAAAAAGTTTTGAGATCAAGAAATCAATGAAATTATGGAGATGGTAGCAAGTATCAATGAGGGGGCTATGGATGGGACACAAGCAAGGAATAGGCAGTTTGCTAATAATCTACTCAAGAAGATTAAGGCAATGCCTAAGGTTGCAAGTGGAGAGATAACATGGCAGTCTGTTCTTGAGATGATTATTACCCTGAACAAGGACGATGAATATCACGCTACCAAGCTTACCTCTCCAGAGAATATCTACAGGAATTTTGGGTCTCTTGTTAGCTTAGCAAGGACAAAATACCAAGAACAAAACAAGAAACAAAAATCTGATTGAGTCTTTTAGTTATTCTTTTTATGCAGATGACAACAACAATCAAGGAATATAAGCAACTTACCCATGTTACCCTTAAGGATGGAAGGGTTCTTACTTCAGAGCAACCTCCTCAAGCCATATACAGTTGGCTCAATGATCATTCTCACATTATGATCAATGGGGAAATGCATAGTAAGTTCTCAATCTTGAGTGCTGTCGTTGTTGATCTTGATGAGCTAGAGGGGTTTATTCTTGCACAAAGTCCAGAGACTCAGACAAAAATCAGAAATAAAATCAGGCGACTCAAGGACGAACTCGGAAAAGAGATGACTCTTGAGTATGCCAAAAACTACGTTAAAGAACATTGTTAATTTTTACAATATAATGCGAACAATCATGAAAACTTCAAAAATTACTCAAATTACAAAAACAAAAGTTCGAGACTGACCTAATGGAAGAGTTTATTACATTAGCCTTAAGCTCGAAAACGGAGAGGATATTACTCTCTGAAAGAAAAAAGAAGATGCCTTTAAGGTGGGGCAAGACATTAAATATGAAGAAATAGAAAAGGGGAAGAGATGGAAAGAAATCAAAGAAAACTGATTCAAGACTTCCAATCCCAAAAAAGATATTGTCCTCACCGCATTCCAGGTTGCATTCTCTAACGAGAGATTGGCTCGTTCCTACAAGGATTGTCTTAATCTCGTTGATAAACTTATCCCTGAAATGGAGGCAAGAATCAATTGAGAAGCTCCAAGAGCTGAGGTTATGGAAATGACCTCTGATCAAGAGTTAGAGGCACAACAAGAGGCATTGATGGAGGACGATTCTCCCTTATAAGACCACTCGTGGACTAGATCGAGAGAAGATCGAAAGACTTAATAAGAAACTCAGATCAATCGCTCCAGCTCCGTATCGAGTGGATCAAAGTAAACGAAGAACGGACGACTAAATCAGAATTTTTATCTTTTTTATTACAATATTATGACCTTCAAAACTACTATTACTAACTTTTATGAAGCTATGGAGCTTCTGAATAACCTCGAAGATGTAGAATACCTAGAGGGGAACGGAATCACTGAATCAGAATTGCCTGAGTTGAGAGCTTACGCCCAAGAACTGATCTTATGAGCCCAGGCTGAGGTAAAACCATTCATTGAAGCTCAGCTCCGCAAGAGACAAGAGGCTCAAATCTTTGCTACTGGACTTTCTGAGGAGATCAAGAGACTCTCAGAGCTTAAAAACTCATCTGAAAAGAAGATTGAGAGAGCAGACAAAAATATTGACTACCTCCTCAAGCTCTTCAAGATTGAGAAGATGCAGACTGAGATCAACGAGCTTAGCTACCGTAAGTCTGAAGCAGTAGTCTTTACGGATGAGGAGGCGATCCCTGCTGAATACAAGAAGGAGAAGATCACGATTTCTGTGGATAAAACAGAGATCAAAAAAGCTCTAAAAGTCTGAACTGAAGTGCCTGGTGCAATTATTGAGACCAGACAAAATTTACAGATTAAGTAAGCAGATGAATACAAAAACAATCCATATCCTAGTGGCTAGCATCTATCTGCTGGTCATGGGATTCGGTATTCTGATAGGTCAGAACATAAAACCAGAACAAAAATCTGACTCCCAAGAGCAGGTAAACTCAGGTTATATAACCCTGAATAGTTGAGAAACGATCACTATTGAGGAAGAGCCGAGTATTACTCGGAATGATAATGCGGTTAATGAAGAGAACTACAAGGAAATCTATCATTCTGGATTCACAAGAGACGATCCTAGACAAAGGATGGTATGGGAAGCCTATAATCTAGGAGGGTTAGAGTTCGTAAGCCTGATTGAGTGTGAGAATGGCTTACGGAATCCAAAGGCGGTCTGAGATGGTGGGATGAGCTTTTGACTTTGTCAACTTAACATCCGCCGACATGGAGAGCCTCTGGAGGAAGAATGGAACGATCGACCTTATCAGCTTTCTGTCTGCTATTCTAAATGGAAGTGAGGGACTAAGTTCTACTGACCAAGTAGACTGATCTGAGGGAAGAGATGTAGCGAGGCAGCAAAAAATAGATTTTATTTTATGTAAATTATAGAAATGGACGATAAACAAAGATTATTTTACTCTCTTAAGGAGAAATGCGTTAAAGTATGGGATAAGTATAGAGGTTCTCCTTGAGAGTATCGAGCAGAAAAAATAGCTAGAGTTGCGTTGATAACTAGTACGGAAGACGCTTATATTCTGATTAACATGTTTGATGCATTTAATCAAGCTGAACTCCGAGGATACTTGACCGAAGAAGAAAAATCAGCTTTTGCTACCTGTTTTACTCCTTATGCAACACTATGATAAAAACAACTGCTGAGATTAAAAAGTTCGGTTATGAAATAGGAGATGGCTACACAGTAGTTATCTCATTGGATGAGAAATTGAAAGGACTAGCTATGATCTATGAGCTTTCCATCCATCCTCCGAGAGAGGAAGACCAGCTGATTAAGGACGACTCATACGAGAGATTCAGCTTTAGGGGGTTTGTTATCCGCTCACTAGGTTTCAATGAAATCAAATTTAAGATCGACTGAGAGGCAACCAAGAAGCTTGTAGATCTGAAGGCTCTAGGAATAGATAAGGTGGGGATTTCTTTATCTGTAGTAGAATAAGATGAAAAAGCTGAAGAAATATCTGATTTTTACCTCTCGATGAAGGAGAATTACTGTTTCTGCTCGCTCCATAGTTGAACTAAGGGTTGGGATATACAAGTTCCTCATATGGTGAGAGAAGGTGGAGCATATAGAGGAGGCATAGCCCCTATCAGGGGCAAAGAGCTATAAGGTTTATTGAAGTTTCCCTTGTGACTCTCTGCCTCTGATGGCAATATTTATATTTTATTTTTTGTTCTTATGTATCACGAAGAAGAAAATTACACTTGGCTCAAGTGGGTAATTGGGCTAATTATTACTGTTGTATTGCTCGTAGTAGTTCGACCACTTACTACTGTGAAGTCTACTGAAAGAGGGGTTGTTTACAAATTCGGTGCGGTAAACTCTAAGCTCTGAGAGGGGTTGCATTTTGTAATTCCGTTTGTCGAGTCGGTGAAGAGAATTCCGATCATTCCACAACAAATGGAAATCTGAATCGCAGTCGGAGATGGTGGAGCAATCACAAAGGATAATCAGACTATCGGTGCTGATATTACTGTATTCTACAAATTCCCTGATGCCGAAATTCTCAATATTGCAAGAAACTTTGGAACTGAGGTACTACAACAAAAAATTAGGAAGGATACCGTAGAAGCATTCAAGCAAGCTATTGGTAGTAAGACAATCTTTGATGTCGCTCAGACTCAGGAAGAGATTAGAGCAAAGGTCAAAGAAGTTGCAGTAGCGAAGATTGGAACTTATCCGATCATTATTGATGATATTAAGATTAGCAATTACGATTGGTCTCAACAGTTTGATGATCAGATTGCCCAGACAATGAAAATCGCTCAAGAAGCCAAACAGCAAGAGCAACAGCTGAAAAAAGTAGAAATTGAGGCTCAGCAGGCAGTAAAAAAAGCTGAAGCCAACAAAGAAGCTGAAAAGCTTAATGCTGAAGCTATGGAACTCAAAGGTAAAGGAGTTAAGGCTTATAATGATGCTATTACCTCTAATCAGAGGAATATGGAGCTTGAAATCCAGCTTAAAAAGTTAGAGATTGAAAAAATTAAGGCAGAAAAATGGAATGGTAAATATGTACCAATCAATAACTATGGACCGATTCCAGTATCTTGGAATAAGGCAAATCAAGGCGAATAATTCAGACTTTTCTCCCTTTAAAAAAGGGGGATATCAAGGAAGCTCAAGGGAATAAAGAATTAACAACGGTCTCCACATAGGATAGATGAGTCCCTTGCTCGCTGGGGCAGAGCCAGCCTTCCTTGGATTTTATATTTATTATAACAATGCAACCAGTAACAGTTCTATCTTTATTCGATGGTATGAGTTGTGGAAGGCTAGCACTTGAGAGAGCCTGAATACCTGTTCGGAGATACTTTGCCAGTGAGATCGACAAGTATGCAATACAGATCGCAACTAAAAACTTCCCTGATATTCATCAGATTGGAAATGCCGAGTGAGTTGAGGTCTTTTATACGCTTACCTGAGGGATTGATCATTGATACCGCATTAAGTCAGAATGATCATATTATAGGTTGTGATCGTGATGACTAGATCTCCTTATTGGAGGAAGTCCTTGTCAGTGATTCTCTAATGCAGGTAAAGGATTAAACTTTGAAGACCCTCGTTCTAAACTCTTCTTTGAGTTCGTTCGCATTCTGAATGAGGCGAAGCCGAGATACTTCCTCTTAGAGAATGTCAAGATGAAGAAGGAGTGGCAGAATACCATATCAGAACATCTGTTTGGTATTCAACCAGTGGAGATAGACTCAGCCTTAGTATCAGCTCAGAGGAGAAAAAGACTCTATCGAGTATGAAAAAGGAATGAAGAGTGATCTTATTCTCAAGTTGTGATTAAGCAACCAGAAGATAAGGGAATTCTGCTGAAGGATATTCTCCAGGACAAATTCGAGGAGAGATATTATATCGACCAAGCAAAAGTCCAGAATACTGATACTAAGCAATCTAATTTCCTAAAGAAAATTTTGCTTAATATCAACCCCAGTGGTAAAGGAATGAACGGAAATGTCTATAATCCTGAGCATAAAAGTCCTACACTTACAACAAACAAAGGAGAATGAATTAAAATAATTCAGCTTCCTAGAGGTAAAAATCCTGGAGGTGTTAAGGAAGGGAAATCTCCTACGATCTCGAGTAATTATTGGCAATATAACAATTTTTTTGTAGGAAATCAGTACAACCAAAGAGTATTCACAGATAAGAGCTGATGTCTCTGAACAGGTATGGGCAGGACGAATAAACAGGGGATGTGAGTCTACAAAGACTCAATAACTCCAGAGAATTTTATTCGCAAGCTCACACCTATTGAATGCGAAAGACTCCAAACCCTACCTGATGATTATACTGCTGGAGTCAGTAACTCTCAAAGGTATAAAATGTTATGAAATGGATGGACTGTTGATGTTATTGATCATATCTTCAGGGAGATGTTCCACGATTAGATCAGTTTTATTTATTTTTTATACCTACGATTAAGATGAAAATTAAATTTAAAAAATTCATGGACAACGCAATTTGTCCGAAAAAGCAGAGAGTATGAGATGCTTGTTTCGATCTCTACTCTGCAGAAAGTCTTACAATTGCTCCAGGTAAGACTGCGATCATTCTGACCTGAATCGGTCACGAATTGCCACAAGGATTCTTCGGTAAGATCTACTGAAGAAGTGGTCTTGCTAAGAGTGGGATCATTTCAGTAGGTTGAGTGATTGATGAGAACTACAGAGGGGTTATTGGAGTTTGATTACTCAATACTTCAGATACTCCTTATGAGGTCAAGGAGTGAGACCGCATTGCACAGTATGCGATACACAAGGTCGAGGAATGCGAGCGAGAGGAGGTTACGGAACTTTCAGAATCCAATAGATGAGATGCAGGCTACGGATCGAGTGGGAGGTAGTCAGATTTATTTATTATTTTTTTACAAATGACTAGAGAAGAAAAACTAGAAGCCATATATGATGAGATTGATAGAACCATTGTATTTTTTAATCAGTTTGGGGGTATAGAATTTGACTGAGACTGAGAAAACTATGAATTTTTGCCGATTATGATTTGAGATGCGATTGACTGGATTGAGAATAAAAAGTTTAATGTGAATACTCCCATAATGTGATTTTGATTTGATAGGAAAGATTATAGTGATGAAACTAAACTATTCTTTATTCAAAAGTATTATTCTGAAGAAGTCTGCAGACTTCGGGAAAGTAGAAGATTACCTCTTTATATGCAGACTGATGAGTGTATAGACTTCGTACATTCACTAATACAGAAGAATTAAATCAGACTTTTATTTCTTTTTTATAAATTATGCAAGAACTAGAAAACCTCCTTAACTCTATGATTGAGAAATGATGGAAGCCTTGGGGTATAGACCCAGAAAATATAGAATTATTTAGCTTAGATATTAAAAGAAAAAACATCCATATTTGATATATGGATTATGACAATCCAGAAGAAGAAAATTACGAACAAGATTTTAAAACTTTCCGTGAGTTGGTAAATATGGAGAGCGGACTTTGGCAGTTTGTTTGTGATAGAGAATTAATAAAATATAAAACTTCTGAAAAGATAATTAAAAGATATCTTAAACAATTGATAACAAGGAGAGAATGAGATATCATAGAAGCTGATGTTATATGTACAGATTTAGATCCTGAATACCGACTCCTAGAATCATCATTGGTCCCTGAGGAGGAGCTGGCAAAGTTTTTAATTGATAATATTATTATAACATGAAATTCAAAGTAGGAGATAAAGTGAGGGTTACTAGAGATGGACTGTCAAAGCAAGCAGAAAGCTCTTTTATTAAGAGCTATGAAATCTCTTGATGGGTAATTAAGAAGATTGTTGGAGATAATATCCTTTGTCCTAATAACGAATATTGGTATGAAGAAAAATATCTTGAACTCGTTCCAGAAGAACCTGAGTTTGAGTATTGAGAAGAAATTGAGGTAGGTGATGAAGATTGAAGGCGAAAAAAGAGGATTTTCTTGTTAAAAATACCTTGAAATGTTATAGATCCTTATGTTGTCGTAGAACGCGGAAGTAATGAAAGATTCCAATTTGGTGAGTCTTATGATGTAGAAGTTTGGAGATTTGCTCGCAAACCCCGTTCCTCTCTTACTCGCAAAGAGATCGCTGAGAAATTCTGAGTGAGTGAGGATTTTGTTTTAGTAGATTAAGTAACGACTCACGTCGAAAATATATAGAAAAAATCATCATATTCTTCAAGTAGCCTCACTTTCGAGGCTTTTTTTATTCCCCAAAAAAACATACAACACTACAAAAATTGAATAAGTCCAATTAAGAACTGAATAAAATCCAGAAAGACTTGCAAAGAATACTAACATAGATAAGCTACTAGTGTTATCATTTATTTACCAATACTTACCTATGGAAAAACAACTAGAAGCAATCGCTCAAGCTTATGGAATTGATACCTTAGAGACACAAAACTCTGATTCTAAAGACTTCCACAACTTAGCAGTATGGGAAATTCAAGCTATGTTAGAGGAAGCCTACAAGAAAGGTATGGAAGTAAACAACTAAATCTGATTTTTATTCTTTTTGTGCATAATAATGAACTTTCAAGAAATGAACACTAAAGATCTCCTAAAGCTTTTCCAAAAAGAATGGAAAAAATTCGAGAAAATGAAAGATAAAGAACAAGAGCTTGGAGGTGGTAGCTACTTCTCTTCTCTCGGAGTTATGAACAGAAGAAAACTTGATACCCTCTACAAAAAAATGGATATACTAAGATCTCTTACTAATGAGATGTATGCAGAGCTGAAGATGAGAGGAGTTGAATGTTAAAAGAAATCTGACCTATTGAGTCAGATTTTTTTACTCTGCTTTAGTAAATTCTGGTCTCTTTTCCAACCGCTTGTAGACTGCATTCAGATCACTCGTATCTACATAGTTTGGATTTGGTAGCCTCTTCCCTGTTTTTTCTTCTTCATAATAAGTCTCTAACACAGTCGTCGGTATCGCTGGGTCTCCTTCATTCTCCCCAGGAACAAAAACCACATTTGGTCTCTTCTTCTCTACTTGGATTGTCTCGTCAATTTCTGGCTCATTACTTACCGAATAAGTGATACGGTCTACAGTCTCTCAACCCTTAAATCAGCTTACAGCAATAAATCATTGAGAGATTTCAGCAACAGAACACTCAATTTCTCAATGCTCTGGGTGGTTTCTTATTAGTATCATTTCTAATATATTACAAGATAAAATAACAATCTCCTATTCTGTTTCATAACATCAACTTGCTCTGACAATATAGTCTCAAGGCTGGTCAAACACTCAAGCGTCAGTACTTCCAAGAGTTGAAACCCTATCTCTTCACGAAAATGTAATCGCTCCCCTTGATTGAGTCGCTGGGTTTTCTCCTCTTCTTACACAATATCAGGCTACAACAAATTCTGTTCAATAATTAGCCCTAAGGATAGGCAAAGTAAATCAAGGAGTATTTCAATATACATTAGATACATATACCTCTGCCAAAAAATAGCAAGTTTTCCCTATTTTTTTGTATCTACAGTGGTGCTTTGTTATTCTACCAGCTCAATTTGTAGGCGTCCAAGTTCTTCGCTCTCACATAATATCGTCATCTCAAAGTAATATCTTTGGAGCGTCAAGCCTGATATATTTCCTTGCTTTTCCTAAGTTTGCTTCATTTCAATCAAATCACTCATACCCTCGTGTCTGAAACCTGTCAAATGTTCTTGTTCAGTCTCCTATATGCAAATATCATCGTAATTCCTTTGTCCAATTCGTAAGCCAATTTGGAGTCGCCGCAACATAGTCTACAAAATGAATACCTCACGGTGTTCAGTTCGTCGCTTTTGCATATTGACTAATGGTTTGCGTCTCTCTCGGATTATGCTTTCACAGGGTTAGGTCTTTGACTTCTATATCAGCTTCAGTTTTTCCAAACTTGAGATTTCCTTGAGCAGTCAACTTAAATACATCTCCATCAATTGTGGAAAAAGTAAATCCTCCTATCTCGTGTATCCTTGCTCAATCTCATCAGTTTCACGCTCAAGGGTCAAACTTAATATAGTGATTGTTATCTCAATAACTTCTCAGATAAATCTTATTGTCTCGCAAAGCAAGTCAGCCAGAGAAGGTCTTACCTCAATCAATCGTCTCGTTTCAGCTTTTATGTACGACATCAGAGTCGTTTGCTTTACTTTCTGCGGTTTGCTTGGCTTGATTTGCTGCATTCAATGCGGTTTGAGCCGTTTGTGCAACTCACTGAACGAAGCTTGAGTCAGCTTTTTGCTCTATTTTTTTATTTTGTGATTGAATAGCTGATGCAACTGCTGAGGAGGTAGCGTAGCCTGAGAGGTCAGCTTGTGGTCAGGTGGCGCTTATAGTTTTTTGATTAACTTTTTCGCTGAGTTGCTTGATCGTACCGATCACTCACTCTTGCGGTATTCTTTGGGTTGATACTGTATATTCTATTGTTGGAAGGTCTCCGCTTCTGTATTTCTTCCCTACGATCTTCATGACACCATTAAATTGCATCAGTTCGTTGTACCCTTTTATGATGACTTTGACTTTATCTCCTAGTTCTACTTGATAAAACGAGTCTTCTCCTACCGTGATATTAAATTCTGACACTTGTTCTCTATGTTCCTTGAGATAGGTCACTTCATCTTCATTGCTTTTGCTTTCTTCTAGGAGACCATAGCGAGCTATGCTTTCCTCTGATCTTTGCCCTCAAACTTTATTACTCATTTCTTTTGCATCGATGACGAGTTTGGCTTTGTCGATCGTGTTTCCTTCAGGATCTTGGGTATCATAACGAAATTCTTTATAATTTGCTCCTTGTGTTCTATCTTCTCAGATATGTTTCCCTATTTTGAGTGTGTCACCGATCAAAAAAACATCTACCCCCTCTTTGATGATGCTATTGATCACGCTACTAAGTACTGCTTTTTCTCCTACTTCTAGGCTGACTGTGCTTCCTGTCTCACATTCTATATTGAAAGGTAAGGGGCTTTTTCTATTTTGCTCTTCAAAAAGTATTCTGATGACTTCTTCTAATGGGGCTTGGTTCCATTTGTGTTTCTGATCTACTAGCCTTTTTTCGAGGAGAACTCGTCGACTCTCTGCGATGATTTCCACTTGTGTAAAGTTGGCTTCTACTCAACGGATTACTCCAGTAAGCATCTCTTTTTCTCCTTCTTCGGTGAGTTCGGTAATCCTGATACTTCTCCACATTCTGAGTAAATCCTTTTGGATGTAGGGACTTTGTGCGTCGAGTGTGATCTTGACTTGTGAGCTTCCATTGAGCTTAAGATCAGCATTGATCTCAAAAATATCTTGGATCTGAGCGATACATTCTTCTCCTTCGTACAAATAAACCGTAAACATTATAACATCACATTAACAAAATAAACTTTGACTGCAAAAGCCTTACTTGCAAGCCCACCTCCCTTACTAGTAATTGCAAAAGCGGTTTCTCCTTTCACTGTTGGTCGGAGGCTTCATGCCATTCTTTTTGCAAGGATATTGACACCGTTTTTGGTTACGGTTCTTTCCTTGCTATCGATGATAATTTCATCTCCTTTATTTGCATCCAGATCCAAGGCAAAAAACTTCCCTCCTCGTGCAATCTTCAAAGGACTTAAAATCTGACTTTTGACTGCGATATGCATACGGATTGGAGCTTGCATATTTCCACTTCCTTGACAGACAATTCCTGAGCTGACGGTATTCATCTTTTTACCAAGCTTTACACCGAGTTTAAAACCTCAATATACACTTTCTGCTCCTTTCTGCTCTTTTACCTCCTTATTAAACAGCCTTGCATCTTCAGCTTCAAGAGTTACTCTCCAGCTTCTACCATCTCCATCGATATGGTCATATTCGTCAGTTTCATATTCGATTGGGGTTTTGATCTTTGCGAGTATTTCTCGCTCTCTATTTTGCTCGTCCACCACAACAAAAGGAAAAAATTCCGTCGTTCCTCATTGATCTTGCAAGGCAAAAAGTTTGTCCAGCCAGTCCATCGCTTTGCTTGCTCCGACTCTCGTATTCGTCAATATCACGCCTTTAATCTCTATCTTCCTCCCCCTCTGAAAAGTTGGAGATAGCCTAACGCCGTGTCTTCCATCGATTTTGCTACTTTCGTCTGAGCTGTTGATCTTTCTTCGCTCTGCTTCACTCCAGATCTCGTAGTCAGCAGTGATTTGGTTGAGATCTTGTCCTTTGTATCTAAAATAATTCCCTATCATTTTTCCGTTGTCTAAAGGCTAAATAAAGTCTAAAGTCTGATTTTTGATTTTGTTTTATTTGTTATCTAAGTTTCCATCTTTGCCTATCCAAAAACTCCTCCATATCAAAGACATTTTTTACTGTGATGGTGTTGTTCTGTTCAATATGCCTTGAGTTGTCACTGGTAAAGCCACCTTGAGCAAATCCTCTTGATCTAATTTTTTCCAGCTGATTGAAGGTATCGGCGAATTTATTGGTCATCCATGCTGGAGCAACTCGCTCGTTTTTGTGTACAACCCCTGCAATATCGCTATTTGCTCCGATCCCTGTGAATCCTCCGATACTAAAGCCTCTTGCGTGGATTTTCCCAGCTCCAAGCTCGTTTCTTTTTCTGATTGCGGTTTCGATCTGGGCAATAAGCGTTCTATATTCTGCTTTGAGTTTCCCCAGATTCTTGAGTTGAAGGTTGGTCGTAGCATCTGAGAGCTGATTGATCCTTGCATGCAAACTTTCCTCCATCGCAACCTTTTCTTCTTTCTGTTTCTCGAGTTCTATTCTCTCTCTTCCTAGCTTCAATATCAACTCCCTTTCCTGCACGCTAAATTGTGCTAAATTTTCTTCAGTCAAGCTTTTTGCTACCTCTGCAGAGCTTAGAAACTTCTGTTCCTCAAATCGCTTATAGATTTTAAGCTGATCCTCCATCTCTTTTTTCTTTTTTTCAAATTCTTCTTGCTTCTTTTTTTGTCCTGCTTGCCAGTCATAGATTGCCTTTGCCTCTTCTCCCATCTGAGCTCTCTTTTTTTCTCTATCTAGCACTGCTTGATCAAGTCCGAGTCCCTCGATACTTTCGTTGACCGCTTTGAGATTATTTTCAATTTCTAGCTGTTCCTTGAGCTTTTCAACCAGACTTTCTTTCTGTTTGAGTCTCTCTCTATCATATTCAGTGGTGCTTTTTGTTAGCTCCTCTTGGATGCTTTTGAGCTTTTTTTCCGCTTCTTCAAGATCAGTACCATTCAATATCTCCATATCGGTACTATCCAGTTTGCTATCTTTTTTGTTTGCATCTGCTCTTATATCTTGTAGTGCTGATTTGCTCTTGAGTAAGGCTTGTTCTAAGCTCTTTGCTTTTTCAACCTGCGTTCTCAAAAAACTTTCTTTGTCAGTTTTTTGTGTTTTTTCAAATTCTTTGGTCAATTCATTGTATTTGTTTTTAAGTTGCCTTATTTCATCTCCAAGTTTTTCATAATATTTCCTTGTTGCTTCTGCTGTTTTTTCTGCAGAATCTCTGTACTTTTTATCCGCATCTTCAGCGTCTTTGAGGGATTTTTTGAGTCAGTCCATGGTTTCTTTGAGTTTGTCGACCTTTTTAGAGGTTCATGATGAACCTCCGCCTCCACTACTTTTGTTATCTAATGTTGCATTAACCTTTTTGCCTAATGAATCTGTTTTTTCCAAGAGATCATTATAAACCTCCTGACCTTCATTCCTATTCTGTAATTGTTGACTAAGAACATCATATTCTGCCTTAATTTGTTTTGTACTCTTTACTCACGGCATTCGTGAAAAAGTATCTCTAAAATCCAACTCTAATTGAGCCCCAAGTCCAGATCGACTTCTTTCCTTAGACTTTTTTATTTTATCTATTGTCGGCTGTAAAAATGCTAGCTCATTTTTTAATTGTTCAACACTTTTTGCAGCTCCAAAGGCTTTATCTGAAATTTCTTGGAGTGCCTGTAATTTTTGCTGGTTGCTGAGTTTAGAATTATTTATTTCTTCTATTTTTGCTCTTGCCTCTTCTAAACTCATCGTAGTTATCCCTTGTGCTGCTGTAAGCTCTTTGTTTTTTTCTTCTAATTCTTCAAGCTTTTGCTGATATTCTTCTGCAGTAATAGTGCCTCCTTGATATTCCATTGTAAGTTGTGCCATCGCTTCTTTATTTGCATCAATTTCTTTTTGGAGATCAACATATGATTTCCCTAGATGCTTTGAATAAAGTTCTTGGCGTTGTCGTTCGGCTGTTACACCGAATGCAGCTACTGCTACAGCCCCCAAAGCGGCAGCAATACCTAAAACAGGTAAAGCAGCAGATCCAAGTGCGGCTCCCATTATTGCGGTTGCTCCAGAAAGAGCAGAAACTACTCCAATAGCTCCTCATACAACTCCCACAAAAATAACAATCGCTTTTGTAAGCTCAGGATTGGCAATAGCCCATTCCTTAATAGCTTCCACAATAGAAGCCATCCACTTAAAAAGCCCCCCAACTTCCCCAGTAAAGAGACTCCCAATAGCCTCTCCTAGACTATCAATAGAGTCTTGGAGGTTAGACCAAGCCCCCATCATGGTATCAGACTGTTTTTCCATAAGATTTGCAAACTTTCCTCACTCAGAAGACATTGTCTGGAAAGCCTTCTCTACATCTGCAAATCAGATTTTACCTGCAGAAACCATATCTTTAATCTGACTTTCAGCAACACCCATATTTTTCGCCAATTCTTGGATGATAGGAACCCCTGCGTTGATAAATTGTTTAAGATCGTTTCCTACGAGCCTTCCTGCTGATTTTACTTGCCCGTAGGCGTAGGCTACTTGTTCTATAGGAACAGACAATCCAGCAGATACATCTCCAAGTGCTTTGAGCGTTGGTATGATTTTGTGAGCTTCTATTCCATAGGCAAGAAGTTGTTTAGCAGTTTGCCTTACTCCTGTTAGCTCAAAAGGAGTATTTGCAGCAAAATCAGAGAGATCTTGGAGCATTTTCTTTGCTGCTTCAGCACCTCCGAGCATAGTCGTAAAAGCAACATCCGCTTGTTGGAGATTTCCAGCGAGAGTATAGGCTCGTCATGCTGCAGAACTGAGAGCTTTTGTTACTCCTAATCCAACGAGTGCCTTGAGTCCTCCTCAGAGGGATTGTTGGAGCTTGTTCCCAGCTTTTTCTCCTGCATTCCCTACTTTCTGCTCAATATCTTTGGCTAGTTCGTTTGTAGCTTGTTTTTGGTCAAGCCCCTTTTCTATTCCTTTACCTAGCTTTTCCCCAGCAATATCTCCTCACTGCTTAATCTGATTCTGAATATCTCTCGTGAGTTTTTCTATACTTCAATTTTCTAGTTTTAGTCCTACTCCAAGCTCTCCGATATTTACCATACTTACTATAAAAAAGCTAAAATTCTTATTGTAAGCTCACTGTTTTTTCTGTTCAATCTCAAGGTCAAATTATTTCAAGAAAAAATTATATAAAAAACATAATTTTCTCTTGCATTTTAATAAAAATTATGTATACTACATAACGAACAAGAAGAGAAATCTGATTGTTCTGTGCTTTTATCTCATTATGCTAGCAATGCAGATAAACTTTAGCACATCAAGGCTTGAATTGCTTTATCTTGGAGATGAAAAAGAAGTCTTAAGAGCAAAACTTGACTTCACAATCCTCAAATCTTACCGCAAAGCAATCTTCTTCTTGAGCAATACCGTTTCCTTCCCTGAAATATGGAAAGTGAGAGGCTACAACTTAGAGAAGATTGATGATCATTGGAGTATAAGACTCAATGATCAGCGGAGATTGGAGATTGAATTCACAAAAGACTGAGAAATTCAGGTCGTTGATATTCTGCAGATAAGCAACCACTATTGAGAGAAATTCAGGTAGTGGTTGCCCTCTCTGTAGGGAATCAGTCTTTTATTTCTTATTGAATGCAAAATGTTTAAACCTATTTTTGCCTTCCATCCTGGAGAAGATATTTGAGAAGAATTAGAGGCGAGAGGATGGACACAAAGACAATTTGCCGATATTATTGGAATTTCTGCACCTGAACTCAATAATATCATCAAAGGAAAGAAAAATTTGACTCCTGCACTTGCAGTTCGTATCGGAGAGGCATTTGGAACTTCTGCTGAAGTACGGATGAATATGCAGATCCATTATAGCTTGGATCTTGCGAAAAAAGAAGAAGCAAAAAGAATCGAAAGAGTCCACGAAAAGCTCAAAGAATACGGATTTGAAGACCTTACGAAACTTGATGACGAAACAATTGAGAAAGTCTTGCTTAAAAAAGAAAAGAAATCAGAGCAGAAAGAAGTGATTTTTGCTTAGCTTTTAGTATTTCCCATAAACTTTCTAGCTCCTTTTATATAAAAAAGAAACACTAGTTATTATCTAGTGTTTTTTACTTTCTAGTTTCTTTTTTTGTATAAAAATCGTATAAAATCGTATAAAAAATCAAATTTTATACGAAAAAACACGCCCCCCATGGAGCGTGGTATCTAAGCAGATCCTACCTTATTCAACAATATACCTCGTTGTGGCGAGATATTCCTTTGTATTCCTTATCTCTGCTTCTTGTCCTCATTCTTTTTCTAGTCTTGCAATCTTTTTAGCTACGAATTCCCTCTCGAGCACGAGATTATCAAAGATTTTCTTACATCTAAGCACTGTATCGTAAAAACTAAGATTGTAAGGCTGAATCCTTATTGCGTTTGCTCCTAGTCCAGAGCCAGAATTCTTCCCAGATCCGTTTTGTTCCAAGACGTAAACTTTTCCATTCAAGACATGATCCACGATAGCAACGTGTCCGTACTGACCATGGCTACAGATAATAATGTCCCCCTGCATTAAGTTTTTTGTCCCTTTAATTTTCTCTCGATTCGTAAAGAATGGAGATTTTGGCATATCTTTGGCATTCCCGAGGGCTCCAATCTTCCCGAATCCTAGCCCTTCATCAATATACAGTTTAGCCAAGTCTGCACACTGAAATCAGTATGCACCATCGTAGTCAACTCTCTTTCCGCGTCGCTTTTGTGCAAAATCCTTATATGGTCTCATATTCCCCAACATAAAAATATAAAAACTATTTTTTCAATGCTGCACTCATGCTTTCAACTAATTTTGCAATCTCTTCTGTTTTTGTATCCTTTTTTTGTGGTTTCTGTTTAGCTGGAGGAGTGCTTAAGTCTCTCTGGATATCGTGACCCTTTGAGGTCGAGAGTCCCATCAGCACACCAGAAAAGAAGTTCTCCAACAAGTTCTCCTGCTTGATTGCCATGTTTAGCAATCCAGCCAAGAGTGCAGAGAGCAAAGGAATATAAGGCTTAGCCCTCTCTGGAATGATAGGCTTCATTAAGTTTAGGAGGTAGTAGGTAAGTCCCATCACTCCTCCTGCTTCGAGTAGTAAGTTTTCCATTGTGATTATTTTTAGATGATAAAAATGCTATCTTAGATAGTTTAGCAAAGCTACGAGCCTGAGCTTTTCAGCTTCAGCTTGCTGAAGTTCTCTATAATATTTTGTCCTCATCCCTCTTGAGAACTTTGATCTTGGAGGAGTGCCATTGAGCTTGCTGTTGAGCTTTTTGATTACGTCTGTGATTTTTGCTAGTTCTAGCTCTATTTTTTCTTTTTCTTCCATTGGTTTTTTAGGTTATAAAAAGTTATTTTTTGCCTCTAATCTCATCTCTGATGTACTCAATGTTAGTTGCCATATTTTTCATCTTTTCATCGATGATTTGCAGATCTTTGATGGTCACTCTTGTAGGTAAGATCTCATTTTTCCAAGCCTCAAGAGCATAAAGCCTAGAATCTATCCTTACAAAAAAGACTATCAAGGCTATGCTATTGGTAATTATCGTTATCACTAGTGCCATATTGTTTTTCCATCGTGGAGTCTCTGAGGTATATCTTGCTATCATCTTTCTTTATCTTTATGAAATAAAACGATGCTTTTCAAGCAGTGCTCCTCCTCAAAAAGCTCTAAAATACTGACTAAGATCCAACCTCACAAACTCAAAGTATCGAGTATCTGATTCTTGCCGAGTACAGAAGAGATCGTCTCCTGTACCTTTCCGAACTTATATCAGTCCTTCTCGATAAGCAATCTATTGAACATATCCCTGCAGACTGCATTCCCTATCTGATCGAGTCAGAGTGCTAGGGAATGTAGCGTAGCAGTCAGAAATCAGATCGATTTTGCAAATGCTGATTTCTTCTCAGAGCTTGAGAAAATCCTGACAAGAATCTCTCCCACTGTCCAGATTATCCCTAGAGGTAAGAGAACGACGCTCAAAGCTCCAGCAATCAAGAAAAGAACTAGGCTTTTAATCAGATTTCTCATTCTTTTTCTTCTTAGAATATAAATCTTTTACTTCATCAGGGAACTTTACTCCATAGCTTGAGAAAAGTTCAAACTCTTCTTTGGGTAAGAAATCCTTTACATCCGTAATATCGATATGAGAGATATACACGACTCCATG